CTGAAAAGTCAGTAAGCATTGCCTTGACTGGTAGCAAGTACAAGTCAGGTGGAGCCATGGCTCGAAAGAAAAAAGGCGGAATTGTTCGTAAACCAAAAGCTACTATCAGATACAAACGAGGCGCAAAATGAAAAAGAAAGAGAAGCCTGTTACTCTTAAAGTTGGTGGAACTGGTCATAAAGTTTCTAAGAAAAAAGACCAGGTCATTGTTGACCACTTAGGCCAAAAAACAGGCAAGTACGATAAGATTAATCTAACTAAAGTTGGTGGGTCAAAAACTGTCAAGCAAGGTGTAAAGGCAGTTAAAGATTGGCACAGTAAGCCAAGCAACTCCCACAAGAAGGGTAAGTAATGCCAAGCGGAACTAACCCATGTTGGGACGGATATGTTCAAGTAGGATTCAAGAACAAAGATGGTAAAAAAGTGCCAAACTGTGTTCCTGAAGGTAAGGGTAAAACCAAAGTAGCTAAACCTAAGAAAGGCAAAAAATAATGTGCGCTACCTGTGGCTGTGGTAAGCCAAAAGACAAGCACGGCATGAAAACTGTAAAAGCAGCAAATAAAAAGTTTGCTAAGAAGGCAGCTCCTGCAAAGGGCAAGAAGTCTTCTATGGTAAGAAAAAAAGGCATGTAATGCCAGAGTGCAAATGCGGCAACTGCGGTTGCGGAAAGAAGGACCCTAATGGCTAAACCATTTGAAAAGGGAAAGTACACAGAAGACAAAGATAAAAAGAAAGACGCCAAGATGCTCAAAAAGACTGGTTTTGATAAAGACGAAAAGGCCAAGTTTGAGAAGGCTGATAAGGCTCACGGCAAGAAGAAGAAGCCAAAGACCATGGCTGAAGATAAGAAGATTGACGCAAAAATTATTAAGAAAGTAAAGAAGTCCGATAAGGACGACAAAAAGAAGTAGAAGCTTGGGCCCCCGAAAGGGGGCCTTTTGCTTTATTATTGAACTGATTCCATGCGGGAATCAAAGCTGTACCCCTTGCGTTCGACCCTGATACTCCATTGGAGATTGCTATGTCCTATTTGTACAGAGACAAAGAAAGAAAAGTCTCAGAACCTACTGAAGCAGACTTTGCTCGAGGGTTCGCAGATGCAGCTACTGACCGTAAGGGTATTAGTTCATTTTGGGTAGGATTAGCCATAGGGGCGTTAGCAAGTAAAGTGGTACGGCGTAAATGAACAATAAAGAATTAGTTCCCGCCCTCACTCAGTCTACTAAGACTTTAAACAAGCCTTTAACCCAAGCTTTGCGAAAAGACGCACTTTCTGCTGGGTGGCCTGTGGCATTAACAAAACAACTTCGTGTAGTGATTACAGATTCATCTATGGATGTTGAGTATCCAGAAAACATCTCTTCAAGAGTAGAGAATTTAGAGTACGGCGATGGGGTTACTCCTCCTAGCCCTGTGTTTAGAAAATTTGCAAAAGCAAACAAAACTAAAATTGAAAATTCTCTTGTAGATACATCTATAGATTATCTATTTGACCAGGGGGTTCTTCCATGAGTTTTATTATTGCTGAAGACCAAGCATTAAAAACTTTAATGCAGGGAATAGTTGTATCAGATGAAAAAAATAACACTCGCTCTGTACAAGCATGGTTCTCTAACCCTGACCCAGAATTAAGAAATCAATCGTATCCTTATGTAACAATTGAATTAATTGGCGTAGAATGGGCTAACTATAGACAAGCATCTGGTTTTTTTATTGATAACGATAGACAAGGAACTGTATCACCTTCAAGCGGAGAAGTTTTTGAATATGAAGTTCCAGCTGCTTGGGATTTGATGTATCAAATAACTAGTTATTCTCGCCACCCTCGTCACGACAGAGCAATAATTGCTCATTTATTAAATAATGATTTTGTTGCTAACAGAGGATTTTTACCAGTGCCAAATGAGCTAGGAACTCAAACTTCCTACAGGCACATCATCCTACAAGATTTCGCTAAACGAGACACAGTAGAAGACGGACGTCGGTTATTCCGAAACGTGTTCACTGTTCTTGTAACAAGCGAAAGTACCCCAACTAGCGGAGATTCCGTTGCTTGGGTAGAGGAAGTACTGATAAACGAAAACCCAACGAACATCCCATCCGGACTATCAGAAGTTTAATACTCGTAACCTAATGAAACTAAACTAAGGAGAACACCTAATGTCTTACCTACGTCCTGGTGTGTATGTTGAGGAAACCCTCAATCCAATACCACCATTAGCGGGGCCATCATCAACTTCGGTTGCTGCATTTATTGGCGCTGCAGATAAGGGTCCTACAGACCCAACATTGGTTACTTCGTGGACTCAGTACACTAGCCTGTACGGTTCATGGGGTACTTTAAATACATTAACAACCGCTGTTTACTTATTCTTTGCAAACGGTGGAAACCAAGCTTGGATTAAAAGAGTAACTGCTGGTGCTGCTGCTCCTGCAACACGTTCATTTGATGACCGTTCTGCAACAACAGACCCAACACTAACCATCTTTGCTAAAAACGCTGGTACTTGGGGAAATAGTGTTTACATCACAATCACTAACTCTTCACTAGCTAACCACTTTGATATAGCTGTGTTTAACGGTGGAACAACCTCAGCATTTCTTGCTGAACGTTTTACTGATTTAAACATGACAGTTGGAGATGCTCGTTATGCTCCTACTGCTATTAACAACACGTCAACTATCATTACAGCTGTAGACGCAAACTCTGCAGCAACTGGCGCAACTAGAAATCCAGGCATCGTATCACTAGAGCCACTTGCAGCAGGAGCCAACGGTACAGCAGTAACAGAATCAGATATTGCAAACGGAATGCCTGCTTTTGACACAGTAACAAGCCCATTAGTGCTTAACGCACCTGGAGTAGTTTCTTCAGCTGCTATTAACAACATCCTTTCTTATGCTGAAGGACGCGACGACGTGTTTGTTGTTATTGATGGTATGAACGACACAGTAGCAAATCAAATGACACGTGCAGCTGCGTATACAAGCTCTTCTCTTGGAGCTGTGTATTACCCTAACTTAACTATTCCAAGCAACACTTCTTCAAGCCCAGGAGCTACAGAAACAGCTTTCTGCGGTGGAGCAATTGTTGGACAATACATCTCAACAGATGTGTCTCGTGGAGTATTCAAAGCACCAGCTGGTGTAAACAATAGAATTGCTGGAGCAGTTGCTGTTACTAAGTTGACTAACGCTAACTTAGACACAATGAACAGTGCATCTGCGCCTGTAAACGCTATTCGATTTATCCCAGGTTCAGGAATTGTAGTAATGGGTTCTCGTACTCTTAAAGCAGGATACGCAGACCGTTACGTACCAGTTCGTCGTTCCCTAATTTATCTACGCAAAGCGCTAACTGATTTAACAACCTTTGCAGTATTTGAACCTAACGATGCAGTACTATGGCGTCGTATCACAGCTTCTCTGGAAGGTTTCCTAACTGACTACTGGTCACAAGGCGGTCTACGTGGAGCAACCCCAGCAGATGCATTCTTTGTTAAGTGCGATAGCTCAACTAACCCACTTATCAAGGTAGACAATGGAGAAGTTAATATGGAAATTGGAGTGGCCCTCCAAAGACCAGCTGAATTCGTTGTAATCAAAATCGGTCAGTATGATGGTGGCAGCACCGTCACTGTGGCGTAAGGAGAATAAAACATGGCCACCAGTAATATCTCGCGCTTTTCTAAACTTGCGACAGACCCACTTCGCAGTTTTAGATTTTATGCGCAATTTACGCCTGCAGAAACTAAGGCGTATGCAACAAAAGACTTCACTACTTTTAGTGGAGGCTTTACAAATATCTCTGGGTTATCTATTAACACACAGAGCATTGGATACCGTGAAGGTGGATACAACACTACGTTGCACCAAGTTCCAGGTATGACAACATTTTCACCAGTTACCTTCCAAAGAGGAACACTGTTTGGAAATGACCAAGCAATCAACTGGATGCGTGGAATGTTCGCTGCAGCTTCTGGAGACGGTATCGCTGTAGGAGCAGGAACAAGTTCATTCCGTTGTGATGTTAACATCTGGGTTATGGACCATCCAGTTGCGGATAGTGGAGAAAACTCATTTAAGATGCGCTTCAAGATTCACAACGCTTGGATTTCAAGCCTAAGCTACTCAGACCTAAACGCAACAGATAACCAAATTCTATTTGAAACAATGCAACTAGTACACGAAGGTCTTTCAGTCTCCTTTACAGGAGCAACTGGAGATGTTCGTGCTGGAGATGCAAAAGGTTAAACAAACTAACTAAGGAGAATAAATCGTGGCAGAACAATTAGTTACAGACCAGTCACTACTCGATAAATTGACCAAGAGTATTGAAGAGCCTGCAGTTGAAGTAAAGACTGTACCGCCTTCAAATTCAGAGGTGACTCTTCCCGGAGGATATATCAATCGGGAAGGGTCCCTAGTCAAATATGCAGAAGTGCGTGAATTGACGGGTGTAGATGAAGAAGCTATATCTAAAGCAGGTTCTATTGGAAGAGCATTGAACGTAATGCTACAACGAGGACTTGTTAGCTTAGGTATGGAGAAAGCCAACAAAGAAGACTTGGACAGCCTGTTATCAGGTGACCGAGATGCAATTCTTGTTGGAATTCGATGCGTTACCTTTGGGTCTAAAGTTGATTTTAATATCACTTGCCCATTTTGTAAGACAGCTCTAGACGTAACAGTGGATATAAAAGACGGCATACCAGTGCGTGAACTTGCAGACCCTATTGAAGATAGAACCTTCGTCTATCAATCAAAATTAGGAGAAGTTCTTGTTAATTTACCTAACGGGTCAGTTCAAAGAAAACTCATGGAAAACACGGATAAAACCGTGGCAGAGTTAAACACAATGCTTCTTGCTGGATGCATTTCTACTATTAACGGAGCACCCTCTTTAGGAGCGGTTTCTGTATTAAAACTAGGAATGTCTGACAGAAGTAAAATCATTGAAGAAATTTTAACTCGTAATCCAGGACCCCGCCTCGGGGAGGTGAGTACGGCCTGTGAGGCATGTGGTGAAGATATAGCTATGCCACTGAGCCTGGCCGACTTGTTTCGTCTATAAAGACGCGGATTATGAGAACCTGTTAGACCAGTACGAATTTTTGACACGTTCGTTTCCAGGATGGACGTTAGAAGATATTCGTTCTTTATCAGTTAGAGAACGATTTAATTGGATTTCAAGAGCTAAACGTAAATAGGAGGTGATTAGCAAATGAGTATTCTTAGTGGAATGAATCTTGGCGGTAGTGGGCAAGCTAAAAAAATTCAGCTAGTCACCGACCTACGTGAAGAATACAATAAATTAAATCAAGTTCTTCAAAAAACAAAAGAACTATCTGCGGACATTGCAGCTAATTTAAAAGCAGGAAAAGGAACTGGAGCTTTTGCCGTAGCAGGCGGAGGCGGACCTGGAGTTCCACAAATGCCTGGTGCTGGTTCTTTAGGAGGGTTTGTACAACCTCCTAATAGAAACCAACAAGCAGCTAATGAATCATCTAGTGGTATGAGTTTTGGTGGGGCAGTAGCTAGAGCCCTTCCATACGCTGTAGCAGGTATTGGCCTTGCTGCAACAATGTTGCCTACAAATCAACAAGCAATTGAACGTAACTTTACTGAAGCACGTTTAAATTTTGTGTCTAACGGTGGAGCTCGAGGCATGATTCGTAACGCAATGCAAACTGGAACAGGAACCTCGCCGGAAGACGCAGCCCGTGCAGCAATGATGGGCATAAGCGCTGGAATGATTCCAGGATTTGGACAAAACGATTCTTTGTCCGCAGCTGCTTCATTCTCAAATCTTGCGCCTGGCGTAGGTATACAAGGCGGTATGGCTGCTGCTATTGCTCTAAATCAAGCACCTAGCGTAAACAAACTTCGTATGATTGGTATAAATGTACGAGGTGTCGATGGGTTTATGAGAAAACCTGAAGATATTGCTAACGATGTGTGGAAACAATTAACTAATGCAGCTGGTGGAAAGAAAATAACAAAAGACGCTATTGCTCTATCTTTGCAACCAGGTAATGCTATTTCTTCTTTTTTAAATCAATACTTTGGCGAATCGCCAGAACTACGTATGGCTATTGCTAATGCACTTTATGTAAAAGGGTCTGGTGCAGAATTAGATAAAGAATCATTAGAAGCAAGCGGATTAATTCCAAAAATAGCTGTGAGCGAAGGAGAGAGAAACGCAGCATCTTCCGATGTTGTTGCCTCTGCATCTGATTATCAAATTAAAGGAATTATAGAAGCTAACACGCTTCTTACAACGGGTGCTAAAAATTTTAATAAACATGTAGACGACTTTGGTTACATTATTAAACAGTTCTCTAAAATAGAAACATTAGCGGGCGGAGGAAATAACGGACTTGGCGGGTTAATGGGTGGTATAGGTGGCTTAGTTCTTAACGGACTAACTGCTTTCCTAGGAGCTCTATTTGGCGGCGGTGGTGGAAAAGGTGGCAAGTTTAAAAGGTTTGGGTTGCCAGCTCTTTTTGCAGCAGGTGCAACGTACGGAGTAAACAAAATATTTAATACAGATATGACTGACGAAGAGCCTGATGGTGGTCAGGGCGGTGGCGATGGCAACGAAGCCATGTATACAGCAGTTAAACCTATAAGCGGAAGCCCTAGAATAACTAGTCCTTACGGTGAAGTAAGGCATTTGGTATTTAATGGAAAGAAAAGCCCATCTTACGGAAAACCTCATGGAGGAGTAGATTACGGAGTTGCTACAGGAACTCCAGTAATGGCTGTTAAAGATGGAATAGTACAGCCTACGGGTTATGATTCTGACGGATTTGGTAACTATGTAAAAGTGTTACATGACGATGGGTACACAAGTTATTACGGACATTTGTCTAGCAAAGGCGTACCTGAAGGCTCCCATATAAAAGCCGGACAAGTTATTGGTTTAAGCGGAAACTCAGGTAACAGTACTGGTCCTCATCTTCACTTTGAAGTACGAAGAGGTGAGTCTAAAGTAGACCCACTCGGCTATTTAAGTGGAGCGGCTTCTTTAGACGCTAGTTCTGCTTCAAGTGTTTACGCAGCAACTTCTGCAGAAGGACTTGGAGTATCAGGCGTATCGTTGTTTGATATGAAATCAGGAACGCCTTTATTTGCAAAAAGCGGTGGAGCTGGTGGAAGTGAAATTGGTGGTGGCAGCACCCACACTAACTACGGTGGAGTAGTTGTAAACATTAACGTACCTAAAGGAACTGCAATTGACGAAAAGAAACTTGCAAGAGAAGTTAAAAACATCCTTGTTAACGAAGATTCTATTAGAATGGCGGTAAGTCGATAATGCCATTTCCTTTAATACCTGTTGTCATAGGAGCCACAAGAGTAGGCGTTACAGCACTCCCTAAGTTACGTTCAATGGTTCAAATAAAAAAAGCTGCATCTGCAGCTAAAGCTGTTAAACCTGCTACTGCTAAAGGAGCTGCTAAATCAGCTAAAGCAGCAAAGCCTGGAACTAGCAAACTTACAAAAACTGCAACTGGTTATGGCATAGGAAGCGTTGCATCAAAAGTACTAACAAAAAAAGCACTTGGAAGAACAGTTACTGTAGCTTCTGTAGGTGCCGTCGTTGTTCCACCGTTAATTGATAAGATTTCTAAAAGGGATACTAAATCAACTTCTACAGATAGAACTACTGCAAAAGATAAGACTAAAGCAGAAGTGGCTACTGATGGGGACACTACCCCGTCTCCAAAACCGGAAGCTGACCCAAGTGAATACAAATGGAATTTGCCACCTCACAAATGGAGCATGCCTTTAACGCCTACTTTGGTAAACAACGTAGGCGGCGGGTACAACGATTTTGGAAAACCAAATCGTTCTAGCGAAGCCTATCGTCGTGGTCGTATTTGGTGGAATTCAAGTGCAGATATAGACGTTACCGTTGGTTCTTCAAATAAGGACAACGAAAACTATAAAGTAGTAAAACAAGCGTCTGACAATGAAAGAAAATATGGTTTTCAATTTTTATGGAATCCAGAATCTTTTTCAACAACTGTTCAAACAGAATTGACAACAACTCCAGACGTAAAAGATATGTTCTTATCTTGGGTAGCGGCTTTTCCAGCTAATGAAGTAATTAGTTTTAATATTATTTTAGATAGAACCAATGATTTTGCTTGTGCAAACGCTAAATTTGAACGACCAGGGTTAAACACATCAAATATTTATGGTGTACCCCCAGCTCAAGTATCTCAATACAGACCTGACCAGTCTTACGACAACAAGGTGACTGAAAGGGGTCTGTTGAGAAACTCAGTGAGAGAGTTTTCTGAATATTACAGTGGAAACACCTCTTTTCAAACTAGTGCTGAGCAATTAGAAGATAAGTTACTTGACTTATTTGAAAGAGGAACTATTGCGGATGTTGAATACCTATACAGAGCTATTAATGGTCCTGGAGCTGGAGACACTCTTTGGACTAATAGACGAGGAATACAAACAGCTGACATTGGCTATTTAATACCTACACTATTAAATATTGATATTGGTCCCCTTGCTTACAGAGGGTATGTCACTAGTCTAGGAGTTCAACATGTGAGGTTTACCCCTGACATGATTCCTATTTCTACAAGGGTATCAATAAATCTAAACCTCCTTGCAACCGCAGGACTTACAAGTAGTAAGGGATAATAATGCCAATTAGACTAGGTTCACGGTATGAGCTTTCTGTTGTTGATTTTATTTCTTTTGAGCCTGACGAAGACGCATACCCAGTTGTTTTTTATGAATTTGATGAGTTAGGTATCCTTACGTATCAAGAGTACCCATACAAACAAGGAGAACGACTAGACAACATTGCTATGAAATTTTATGGCAAACCAAGTTTTTGGTGGATAATTATGGAAGCTAACCCTGAAATTGAAGATATACAAAATATTCCAGCTGGTACTTTCTTAAGGATTCCTCGTGTTTAATAGTGTAAAAGTTAATTTTCCTACCAGCTTTGCTCAACCAGAGCGTGTTCACACTGCCTATATTAAACAAGGGCTGTTTAATCACGAGTTTGCAACCATTCACTTTCGTGACTGGGGGGTAGATGTATCTAGAGTTAAGCCCGGAACTCCAATAACTTTAAATATTGGAAAAAGAGAGTTTGTTGGGTACGTTCATCACATAAAGGCTGATATGACTGGAGCTTCTAATTTTATTGAAGTTTCAGCAATTGGTGCTTCTTATGTAATGCGTCAAGCTAGCCAAGATGTGTTTAGAAATGTAACCGCTAGTGAGATTGCTCAAAAGATTGCTGTAGAAAATGGTTTTTCTTATAAAATTGAACCGCATCCAAGGGTGTACCCTCAAATATCTCAGGCGGGGTTAACTGATTGGGAGTTTTTACGAAAACTAGCAAAACAGTGCGGATACAGTTTAAATGTAGAAGGAACTACCTTGTATTTTCAACCTCATTTAAAAGAATTTACAGAAAATCTTTCTGAAGCTTTGTATTTTACTCGAGGTGAGTACGGTACGAAAAGTTCTAAACATATATACGAATTTAATCCTGTAATTGGAGAAACTCTATCTCATGGGTTAGCAGATAAATCTGCAACTGCAGTAACGGGAATAGACCCAAGAACTGCTGAATTAATTCAGGTAACAAAACAAAGACGTTCAACCCCTACTAGAAAAAAAGCTCAAACGGAACTATTTGATAAATACGCTACTACGGTAGTTGTAAACGATTTTGAAGTAGCTACTTATGAAGCAGAAGCTGCTGATGAAAACTCTAAATTCCCATACCGAGCTACTGCTGTAGTTTTTGGAGACTCTAGGCTCTCTCCAAGTAAACCAGTATATTTAGACACTGTTGGCTCATATAGTGGTTATTGGACAGTTTTAGAGACAGAACACCGAATAGAAGAAACAGAGTTAAATTCTCATCTTTACACAACCTACCTTGTACTTGGTACAGACTCTTTAGGCAGCGTTAACATAGCAGGAGCTCCCGCATCTCCAACTTCTTTTCAAAACAGAACAATTAAACCTAATGTTAGACAAACACGAGAAAAGACAAAAAATCAATTAATAAACTCTTCTCCTCAAATAAAACCAACTTCTGATATTAGACTAGTAACTTCAAAGAATAGAACTGCCCCTAACAAAAAATCTTTTGAAGTATCTAATAACACATGGTCATCTAATAAAGGTAATTTAATTGCTAAAAAGGCAGAACCTAGAAGGTCTCCGACTGTAATTGCAAGGATAGCGAGGGCTAGATGAGCGACGTACATTACGGAATCTATAGGGGAATTTGTAAAGAAAATGAAGACCCTGAGAACTACAAGCGCATTAAACTGTTAGTTCCCCAAGTTTTAGGAAACGCTTTAAGCGAGTGGGCATGGCCATGCCTACCTGTAACCTCTAACTCAAACCACCCTGACCATCAAGAACATACAGCAGCACAAATTGCCGCGTTACTTACTACCACCGCTGTCAATATTGCAGGGACCGATAGTAGAGGTGACTCGCATACTATTGCTGTTCCAGCTTTAACCGTAGTGGCTAAAGCAGGAGCAGGTACGCTAGAGCACCCTAAAAAAACAACCGCAGATACGGATGAACTTTGGAACGATGAGCAAGAAACAAATACCACAGCGGAGCACTCACCACATAGATTGGTTCCAAGAATTGACCAAGGAGTGTGGGTAATGTTTGAAGGCGGAGATTCTAATTTTCCAGTTTGGATAGGGGTGTACTAATGGCAAGCTCAGCAATATCATTACCGTTTTCTTTTAACTCGTTTGGGGAACTTTCGTACTCCACTGACCAAAAGAAAATTTGGCAAGATAGGGTCCTTTTAGTGCTTATGACTAGGTTTGGTGAAAGAGTCATGCGCCCTAACTACGGCAGTTTAGTAAACCAAACAGTGTTTGAAAACGAAACTCTAGCTATAGAGAAGGCAACTACCACAATTAGGGAAGCTTTTAGCAAATGGCTTGTAGGATTAGAGCTAACTTCCATAAAACCTGTGTTTGACGCCGTACAAGGTTCTCTAGCAGTTAGCGTTTTTTATAAACTTCCTACTGGGGAGGAGGATACAGTCACACTAAAAACCGCTATCCTTAGTTCTTCAGGTGATTTAATTCAGGAGATAACCAATGGCTGATAACGCTTCCTCTTCATATATCCCACAGGTGGACTACACCTCTAGGGATTATGAGACCATTCGTGAAGACCTTCTTAATCTAATCCCTAATTATGCCCCTAATTGGACTAATAGAGACCCATCGGATTTTGGAATTACTCTGGTTGAACTATTTTCCTATATGGGAGACCTATTAAACTTTTATATCGATAGAGCTGCTAATGAGGGGTTTTTAGCTACCGCTAGTCAAAGAGACAGCATCCTTAGAATTGCATCTATGCTTAATTACACCCCAACTGAAAGTACACCAGCTATCGTAGAGCTATCGTTCTCTAACTCTAGCGCTACAAATAAGACAGTGCCAGCAAGAACTCAAATTGCTACGTCTGTAACTGTAAACGGAGTTACTACTCAAGTTGTATTTGAAACAGACGACGCTGTAGTTGTACCAGCTAAAGTTGGAGCAGTCAACGGAGTTGCTACAGTAAACGCTACTCAAGGAAAAACAGTTACCGAATTACTGGGAACATCTAACGGAACGCCTAATCAAGTCTTTAAATTGTCTCAAGAGTCAACTATTACAGACAGTATTGAGATTTCTGTAAATGGAGTTAGTTACACATACAGTCCGTTTTTAATTGACAATAACTTATTTGACCCTGTGTTTACCACATTCTCAGATTCCGAAGGGTATACCTACGTTCAATTTGGTGATGGTATTGGTGGCCGTATACCTCCTTCAGCCGGAACTATTAACGCAACATACCGAGTCGGTCTTGGTTCTGCTGGAAACGTGCCTATAAATAAACTGACTTTCTTTTTAACAAATCCTCAATCTGGGATAACTGTTAACAACCAAGAAGCAGCGGCTGGAGGCTCAGACCCAGAAACAACAGATTCCATTAGAACTAACGCTCCTTTAGCATTAAAGGGTCTAAACAGAGCTGTGTCTCTTCAAGATTATGCTTCTCTTGCTCTTCAACTTCCTGGCGTAGCTAAATCAATTGCAGAAGCTAATGTGTATTCAAGCATCTTGCTATTTGTAAAACCATTTGGAGACCGTGGTTCTGTAACCGTAGGGGGAACTACCTCAACAACACCAATTTTTGATAATCTAATTACAGAACTTTCTGCATATTTTGCAGAAAAAGCCGCTCCTGGAACTGAAATCACATATTTCCCTCCAGCGTACGTGCCTGTTGACTTAGAAGTTACTATTAATTTGCTACCTCAATACAAACAAAGTATTGTCCAAAATCAAGCTCTATCATCAATAAGAGAGCTATTTAATATAGACAACGTGTTTTTTGCAGACACAATTCCGCTCCAATATGTAATGAGTGCACTAAACTCTGTAACAGGAATTGATTTCGCTACTGTAGAGATTCTTCGCAGAACAGACGCAAAACAGCAATTTAATGTGTCTAATTTTGCATTAGCATCAAACGTCGCCACTATCACAACCTCTGCTGCACATAACTTTACAATTGGTCAAAAGGTTAGAATTGCCGATGTAGTAAACACCAACTTTAACGGGGTGTTTACAGTATTAACTGTTCCTTCTTCTACAACGTTCACATATGCTAAAACACACTCAGGAACTATCTCTAGCACAGCAGCTTCTGTTGGTACTGCCCTAGCGTTAGTTGTAGAAACTGTTGTATGCGCAGTAAATGAACTGCCAGAAGAAGGAACATTCACAGTAAATGTATCTGGTGGAATTAGCTAAGGAGAAAAATGGCAGCCGTATACCCAGGGTCGATTAGAAACTTTACTACAAAAGCAAATACTGTAGATACTATCGATGCGTCCCACCCAAACTTACTTCAAGAAGAAGTAACCGCAATTGAAAGCGTACTTGGTATAAATCCAAATCTTTCAACTACTGGTTCAGGAGCTTATACAAACGTAGCTACCTCTTGGGCAACAGTGTCTTCTAGACTTGCAAACATAGAAAACGGAATTACCGGAGACGTTCACACTCAATATTTAAAATTATCTGGTGGGGGTATTGTTCTTAGTACTAGCGCCGCAACTGTACCTTTTACTGTAAGAGGAGCAGCAAGCCAAAGCGCAAACTTACAAGAGTGGAGAAACTCTGCTGGAACAGTTGTTGCTTCTGTATCTCCAACTGGAACTGTATTTGCCGCAAACGTTGCTGAAGAAACAACTAACTTATCTGTAGTAGCTTGGGTATTTGGGTAACAATAAATGGCTATTTATGGCGTTGATTTTTATGGTATCTCTTTCTATGGCGCAAACACCTTAGTAGATTTTGACGCATCCCCATTTACAGCTACCTCTACAGACTATAACGAAATTGAATTAAGATGGACAGAACCTTCTGGTTCTTGGAGTAATTTGCGTTTACTACGAAACCCATTTGGATTTCCTATGACCCCCGATGACGGAGACTTACTAGTAGATTCTTTACCTGCAGATGATGTTACTTTTTATCTAGACCGAGGTCAGGTACCTACAAACTCTGGTTTACTTCCAGGCCGTACTTACTACTATTCAATATTTGTAAAAGAGACAGTACAAAATACTTGGGTTAAAGCTGGAGAATCTATTGGAGTCTCAGTAAAAAATTATGGAACTAAAGAACAGTTTTATGACTATCTTCCAGCGATTTTTAAAATAAAAAATACGTTTTCTGCTTCTGATAATGACGATTCTATAAACGATGACCTATATAACTTTTTAAGTATTTTTGCTATTGAACACGACCTATTTAAAACTTTGGCTCAAAACGTTAGTGAACGCTACGACATACTTAATTTAGATGGTCGTTTAGTTCCCCCAATGCTAAATCAATTTGGGTTAAAATACGAACCTTACGTAGGTCTTCAACAAGCACGAATTCTTCTTAGAAATGCTATTAAAATTTACTCTGAAAAGGGCTCTATTCAAGGATTAAAAACTTACGTTACAGCTTTTTCTGGGTATAACTGTAAAATTAACCCTATAACTAATTACATGCAAGATGTTAATTCATCTTCATTTAAAGAATCAATAGGTTTTTGGAGAAACGTATCTAACGCCACACTAGCTCAGGGAACTTTAGATAGTGAAACTCCGTCTGTAGCACCGTATATAGAAGTGGCATCTCCATCTAATTATCCAAATGGTCAACTTGGATTTCTAAAGGTAACAGCTAATAGTGCAGCAGACGTTGAAATTGCTTGCGGAACTTTAAATGTAAGAACTTTAGGAATACCTGTTCAAAACGGAAAGTCATACACTTTATCCGCGTATAGCAGAGCAAAAACTACCGCAAGAAATGTTGTGCTTGATATTAGATGGTATGACGGGGATGAGACTCTGTTAGGAACTGCAGGTGAATCCAGTAAATTAAACACCACAGGAGACTGGACTAGAACGTCGTTTTCTACATCTTCTGCTCCAGCAAATGCTAAGTTTGCTGTTCCATACATAAGAATTGAAGGATGCGCTAACGGAGAAATTCACTATATTGACGCTGTTCAGTTTGAAAACTCTGCTGAACCTACAACCTTTGTTGATGCTAGAAGAACAGATATTGTTTTAATATCAAACAGGGTTAACTTATTAACTAACCCAAGTTTTGAAATAAATACTAGTGGGTGGGTTTGCAGCACCTCTAACGCAACACTAAGTACTTCCGCAACTGGAGCTTTAGACTTTAGTACAACATCCCTTACAGCAACCCCGACTAGTGCTGGAACTGTAATAGTAGAAACTGACTCATTTGCTCATAATGTTGTAGAAGGCTCTGAATACTCTTTAAGTTTTTATGCAAAAAGAACTGGAGCGGCTACCACAGCAACAGCCAGGATATCTTGGTACACAGAGGGCGGCGCATTAATTTCTACAAGTTCTGGAACGTCTACTAACGTAAACACTTCCTTTGGAAGAGTTTCAATAACTGCAACTGCCCCTACTAATGCCGTACACGCAAAAGTTAGCGTATCTTGGGCAGGTGGCACAGGAAACGTGTTATTTGTTGATGCTGCGTTGTTTGAAAGAGCTTCTTATGTTGGGCCATATTTTGATGGTTCGGGAGGGTATCAACAGACTAGCGATTTAGTTTGGGAAGGTACTCCAGGGTTATCTAGAAGTCATTATTATAAAAACAGAGCTTTAGTACAAAACAGGCTTGCTGCGACTGTTGGAGAGTTTATAACCCACGGAACTCCTTGGGCTATATTTGTGGCGCAACCAGACTAGCCCTTTTTGTAAGAGTTGTGTATGCTGGCATCTCCGTCAAGGAGGTACCAAATGAGACGAGTAACCATAGCGGTTATAGGAAATGGCAAAACTTCAAGAGCAAACGTAGAGGCTTTATTAAACGATACTATTGAGTCGTTTGACGAGACCTACATAGCTTTAATTTACGATAAAGCCCCTTCTGAGGGTGTTGTATGGTCTAAACAATATGCTGATAGTAAAGACTTACCTTATAAAGAATATTCGGATTTAAATTTTTCTAGTTTTGTTACGGACAATAAAGACAGAGAAACAAAGTTTTTTATACTTTGGGATGACGAAGATTTTGAATGCGTTGAGGCAATTAGGTGCTCTCAAGAAAACAGCATAATGTCTTTTGATTTAACTAATGGTTTAGTTGCCATAAAGCCAATAACTACAGACATAAAACCTAGACCTGTTGTAGCAGCTATGCCAGAGGTTGAAACTAAAGTTAACCCTATTGAAGTAAAAAAAGACGCTAAGTACAAATCAAGTTTTTTAAAGATTGAAGAGGACGAAGAGGAAGACTACGACGAGGAAGATGATGACGAAGAGGAATATGAGTCCTCAGACATAATATTAGAGGCTGTTGAAGAGATAGCTAAAATATTTGCAGTTGCTATTGCAAGCGCTATCAAAGAGGCTATGGAAAAAGGCCCAGATGAGTCTAAGTAGAGACGCTAGGTACGCCTTAAACCTTTTTGTGTCTGACCCTGATTTACGGGTTAATTCAGAAACCCTAAAAACTCAAATGGGTATTAGTAGACGTAAGAGTCGACAACTAATTATAGAGCTGGAGTCTGCTGGCTACGTAATTAGGCTTAGAAACTCAAACATAGGAACACGCTTAAAAATCTCACAGAAGGTACCAGTTTTGGTACCTTCCGATACGCTATATAGCGATATAGCCCTTAGCCCTATTTCTAATAGCTTAAAAGCTGATATCTCTTATATAGCTACAAATAAATTCTTTGACGAAGTCAAAGAGGACGGGGGAAGCATGAATGATGAAATGTATCGAAGTCTATTTGGCTCAAAGTCCACAAGTGACTTCGAAACCGACCAAAACGCTAAGATGGATAAACGTAAGCGTCATCGAGATAGCGTAGAGGTTGCTAAGTGGAATTCTAAAGATGTGGCTTACGAGTTTGCCGACCGCATGATGGACCTGTGGAATATTCCCCCATTCCGCGTTACTCAGTCCCGTTTTGTTATGGCTCTTGCGGGCATGCGTAAGAAATTTCAAACCAACGGCGCTATAGAGGTTGCCATGATTGATATATTCTTCAGTTCAATCCAGCATGATAAATATAAAGATGGGAATCATCTTTGGCGTTCTTTTATTCGTATAGCTCCTTCCATTGTTGAGCAGGCTCGAATATCTGTAACTACACCAGAACAGAGAGAGACTGCTATTGTTGAGGCCAAGGCTCAAGCAGCCAAAAAACTGGCCCTATTTGATGACGAGGACTAATGTTCAGTTTAGATAATTTACCTATCCGTAGACGTACTTGGATACAGATTGCCTCTCTCCCAAAGGCCAGAATCGGCTGGGAATTGGGCGACTGTAAAGACGTACCTACCGAGGCTCTTGATAGCCTCTCAAAATGGCTCACAGGGCTTTATAAGGGCAACGTAGTGTCGGCCGTAGGACGTCAAACTTGCGGTCTTGGCCTACTTCTTTACGGGTTGCCCGGTAGGGGCAAAACGACCGTTGCAGTTACCCTCCTACAGGAAATTATGAGAACTGCTACCCCAGAGGCTTTAAAAATGGGAGAGGGTAAGACTTTGGTCCGACCTTGCTACTTTATAACCTTCAACTCCCTTTTAGATTTAAAAGGCGCTTTGATGGATGAGCAAACTGAATCTGACAAGCTTTTGTACGACGGCATCTTGGGAGAGAGTTTAGATGATGCCTACAACGTAAGAGTTTTGGTTTTAGATGATGTAGGAAAAGAACATGCAAGTTTATCTGGCTGGCAAAAGAGTATGCTTCACCACGTTCTTAGGACTCGGTACAACAACGGACTTCCCACTATAGTTACCACCAATGTAGAGTTAAAAAATTGGTCGGGACTTTACGGAGAAGCTACAGAGTCTTTTGCAAATGAAGCTTTTATGTATTTAAACATGGATAACATAAACGATTTGAGGAGATAGTTATGGAGTTAGATGGATTACCAGTTCTTGTAGCAGATGATGATTTTATTGAGTATCTCTACGAACAAGGTTACGAAGAAACTATTGATGTAGCAGAGTTAGACTTTGAGTATAAACAGTGGGCAAAGGAAAATGTCAATGAGTAAAAAAGATTTGAGAGATTACGGCTACCTAACTGCTGATGAATTTGTAGACATAGTTACACCAGGTCTTAGAAATTATTTAAAGCACAATTGGGGTTCAGACAAAGACTCTTTGTACCACCCAGAAGATTTGTTCTCCACTGCGTCTATTTATTTTGACGTGGCCTTAAATGTTGTTGGTCATTTTGGGATTCAAGGTAAGCGTGAGTGAGTATAAGTTAATTCAAGTATTTTTAAGTCAAAGCTCCACAAATCCAGGACCAGGAATTTTTGAAGTAAGTGGAGATGACGAACAAAACTTGAGGTGCACCTGCCCAGGGTTTAGCATTAAGGGGACATGCAAACATACTAAGTATGTTGCGTTAGCCATTGTTGAAAACGAAGGGGTGTATCCAATTGAGGTATCGACAAAAGCTTCTCTTGCAGAAACAGAGTTGGCACGACAAGACCCTGAAAAATTTAGAGAGTTTCTTTTAAAGTACGGAAAGATAAAGGTGTTCTAATGGAGAAAGGTGATATTAGTAATTCTCTTCCTCCTCGCATTTTAGTTACCTTTGATGTGATAGTGGACGAATACGTTGACAAACGTAAGATTCTTAATATCATTCCCGTTAGCAAAACAAAGACTCACTACAACCGTTTAGTTCTAAGCCATTTGTACTCAGTTACTCTAAAGCGCGGTTGGACCCTAGAGCTGGTAAGTTTCAAACATGACGAAGAGGAGTTGGTGGAAGTGATGCAGAATTTAGACCAGTACGCCACTAATCCTTTTAGGTATGCAACCCCATACAAGTCCGTAGACAAATTAGTAGACGACCTGCCATACAGAGCAGAGGTTGCAGGTGTAGTTGACCTTCCTACTCGCTTAATGCGTTATGGAAGTTGGGGATTGGATTTTCCTAACCTATGACAAATGAAGCAAAATTAATAAGCGCTGCCATCCAGACTAGAGATTTATCTGCTCTATTTGAACGAGGAGTAACCGACTCTTGGTTTCCAGACCAAGACGACCGTCGTATTTGGGTTTTTCTTCGTTCACACTTTTCAAAGTACGGTGAATGTCCAAGTTTAGAAGTTGTAACTGAGAACTTCCCTACTTATCAAGTATTAAACCTGTCCGATTCAATGGACTTTTTACTAGATGATTTGATTTCAAAGCGTCGTAAAGTTGCCACTAGTTCTATGTTGCGTGAAGCGATTCAAGCAATTGAAAAAGAACAAGACCATGAAGCCGCTCTTATTGCTCTTCAACGAGGTATGGTTAAGATTGAAGAGGCTGGACTTAGTACCAGCACAGATGTTAACTTGGTTAAAACAACAGAGACTCGTTGGGACGAATATCAACAATTAAAAGCAAACCCAGGATTGTTGGGGTATGCAACTGGTTTTCCTACAATTGACGCTGTTACTAGCGGATTACAGAATGGGCAATTAATTGTTTTGGTTGCTCCCCCTAAAACAGGTAAATCAACTCTTGCTTTACAGATGGCTAGAAACATTCACAAAGACGGCGCAGTCCCGTTATTTCAATCTTTTGAAATGTCTAATACAGAACAGCAAAAACGTTATGATGCTATGAGAGCTATGGTTTCTCATCACCGTCTTATTACAGGTTCTCTTACAGATGAAGAAGAGGCTAGATACAGAGCTTCTCTAACCGCCATGGCTGCAGACCCACATAATTTTTGGTTAACTGACGCTGCTGGTGGACAAACTGTTGCAGCAGTGGCAAGTAAGATTCAAACTATTCAACCCGATGTTATTTTTATTGACGGTGTGTATTTAATGATTGATGAACAGAGCGGTGAGGCAAATACTCCATTAGCTCTTACTAACATTACTCGTTCCTTAAAACGTTTAGCACAGCGTGTGGACAAGCCAATAGTTGTTTCTACTCAGGTGCTTCAATGGAAGATGCGTAAAGGCAAAGTGACTACTGATTCCATTGGTTATTCATCTTCTTTTTTCCAAGACGCAGACGTGTTGTTTGGTTTGGAACGAGAAGACGACACCGTAGACGACACTAGAATTCTTAAAGTATTGGCTGCTCGTAATTCAGGTCCTACAGAGACTTCTTTGCTTTGGGATTGGAATACGGGTCAATTTAGAGAGTTATCTGGAGACGACCTATGAGACTAGAAGAGATGGAGACTGTTTTATCTCGATTAGGTATTGAAGTTGTATCTGTGAGGGGAAGTGAAATTCAATCTTATTGTCCTGGTCACAAACTCATCAAAGGAAAAGAAGACAGCAATCCGTCATGGTACATAAACGCTGATACTGGAGCACATATTTGTTTTAGTTGTGGGTATAAGGGGAGTTTAATGTCTTTAATTTGCGATGTTAAGCAAGTTGATTATGCAGATGCTAAAGATTGGTTTTATTTAGAAAACGAAGATTTATCTTTAGTTATGGAAAGAGCAGAGAAAAAAGAAGAACCTATATTTAAAGAAGTTGTAGAGATATCAGAAGCTCGTTTAGCTTTGTTCACTGACCCTCCCGCTGAAGCGCTCGCTGCTCGCGGTTTCAAGTTAGAGTCAGCTAGAGAACATGAAGTGTTGTGGGACCCCAAACATAACAACTGGATTACGCCCATACGTAACCCTTTTACCAACAAACTCATGGGGTGGCAGGAGAAAGGTTATGTCAAACGTTACTTCAAGAATTACCCTACGGGAGTGGAAAAAAGCAAAGCTCTTTTTGGCTTTCGCAGGTACGATGGTGGCAGGCTTATTGTTGTTGAGTCTCCTCTAGACGTAGTTAGATTATCTTCAGTTGGTGTTTCTGGTGGGGTTGCTACATTTGGTTCTTTAGTTTCTAAAGAACAAGTCAGCCTCATCAGAAGCGCTGACCAAATCGTGTTTGCTTTTGATAACGACGACGCTGGAAGACTTGCTGCTCAGAAGATGCTTGACTTAACTGTGTCTTTAAGTTTTGAAGCTTGGTTTTTTAATTATTCGGCTACAACTATGAAGGATGTAGGCGGTATGAGTAAAGCAGAGATACTTACTGGATTGGAAACTGCAAAGCACAGTTTGCACGGACTTAAGGCAATAGTATGACTTTTAAAGGAACCTTATTACCTTATCAACCAGAGGCAGTTGACCGAATGTGCGAGCGCAAAAAAATGCTTGTTGCGTACGATTTAGGTTTAGGCAAAACTATTATGACTATCGCTGCTTTAGAACGATTGATGGATGAAGGCAAGGTAACTGAGCCTGGAATCATAGTTTGTTTATCAAGTATTAAGTATCAATGGGCTAATCAAATTAAAAAGTTTACAGAAGGAACGTCTACAGCCATTGTAATTGACGGTACACCAAAACAAAGAGAAGCTCAATACAACAAAGTTTACCGTTGGCGAGACACAAAAATAGATTACGTGATACTTAACTATGAACAAGTAGTTAACGATTGGAAATTTATTCAAAAGTTACCAAAAGGGTTTGTTGTGTTAGACGAGGCTACTGCTATTAAATCTTTTAAATCTAAACGTTCTAAAGCTGTAAAAAAGTTGTCAGACGCCCCATATAGGTTTGCTTTAACTGGAACTCCAATTGAAAATGGAAAGCCAGAAGAACTGTTCAGTATTATGCAGTTTGTAGACCAGTCTGTTTTAGGACGGTTTGATATCTTTGATACTGCTTTTATAGTTAGAAATAACTGGGGTGGGGTTGACAGGTACAGAAACTTAAATACTTTACATGAACGTCTTAAAGAAGCGTGTGTCAGAAAATCTCAAAAAGACGCAGATGTTGCTCCATATCTGCCAGACGCTTTGTACAAAGAACCTCTTCAAGTAATACTAGATAGAAAATCCGCAAAGCTATACTCTAGAATTTTGTCTGACTTACTTATAGACCTAGATGACGCTCAAACACTATTTGGTGCTAATTTTAATCTGCTTGCTCACTACGGCTATGAAAGCCAGTGGAATCAAGGAGACGAGCTTCGTGGAAAAATCATGTCTAAAATTGGTTGTTTAAAGATGCTGTGCTGTTCCCCAAATCTAATTAAATCAAGTGCTGATAAGTTCAGGTTAGCTAAAGGGGAAGGGTCTGCTTACGCAGCTCAACTTGATGACGAAGGCCTTTTAGAATCAATGCCTGAGACTAAATTAGACATGTTAATTGCTTACTCTAAAGATTTCCTAGAACAAGATGAATCTAACAAACTTGTCATTTTTTGTACTTACGTAGAGATGCTTGACAAGATTATTGATAGGCTTGGTTCCGATATATGCAGGGTCTACTCTGGACAGATAGATTCTAAAACTAAAGAGGAACACAAAGTTGAATTTAATACTTCTCCTAATGTTAGGGTTCTCGTTAGCTCTGACGCTGGGGGCTATGGCGTTGACCTACCATCTGCTAATCTTCTTATCAACTACGACCTTCCCTGGTCTTCTGGCTTGGCTACTCAAAGGAACGGACGAATCAACAGAGCGTCTTCAGAATGGTCCACAATCGTCATACAAGACATCCTTGTAAGCGGGTCTATAGAGATGAGACAGTATGAAGCCCTACAGCAAAAAAACGCTGTGGCCTCGGCTGTTTTAGATGGAACGGGCATAAACGACAAAGGCGGGGTTGACTTGACTATTAGTAGTCTTAAAAAGTTTTTATTAGATAGTTCCGTGTAGAGTACTCCCATGCCAACCTACGAATTTCGTTGTGAGTCCTGTGAAGCCTACGGCACTGGGGAGTACTCCATTCACGAGGACGCTCAAATGAGATGCCCTAGATGTCACACTTTAATGTCTAAAATATACTCAGCTCCTGGTTTAATATTTAAAGGCAGCGGTTGGGGCGGAAAATAGGGTTTTATACCTGTTAAAATAGTTTAATGCCAAATGCACCTAAGACCCCAACGCGTACTATCCGCGTATCTGACGAGCTGTGGACAGCTGTCCAGAAGAAGGCTGCCCTAGAAGAGGTCACAGTCACTAGCGTCATTATTGAAGCTTTGAACAACTACGTATCTGGGGTTGACAAGGGGTAACTACCTGATTAAGTTTGTACCAACCTAATAGGAGGTACAAATGCCAGACAATAGTGTAGACGCTCTACTTGATGAGCAGTTAGAAATCGTAAAAGGTGAAGTACGTCAGTACGTAGCTCTTAAAGACCAAATAGACTCCCTAAACAAAAGAAAAGACGACATTAAAGGTCGTATCTTTGCTGTTGCAGAAAACTATGGAGAGCCTACAGATAAAGGTCATATTGTTTTTCCAATAAATGAGGAAACAACAGGTACTAAGTCTATTGTTAAACAACGTCGTGCTTCTAAAGTTTTTAATGAAGAAAGAGCAGATACTGTTTTAACTTCTAAATCGTTAAAAGAACGTTGTGTTAAAACTGTAGAAGTTTTAGATGAAGACGCAATTATGGCTGCATATTATGAAGGACTATTGACTGACTCTGACATTGACTCAATGTTTCCAGAGAAAGTTACTTGGGCTTTAATTTTGGAGAAGTAAATTGCCTAATGACTTTATTGAAGAGACCTTTGGCGAATTAGACGCTTTCTATCCAGGAAGCAAACGCAAACGTCGCAAACCCGTCCCAGAAAAACCTGTGGTAGAAGTCGTGCCTTGGGAAGACGAGTACTTTGAAAAGTTTATAAACGGACAAAAAGTAAAACTATATACATTAGGGTCTTTAGCTAAAGCTATAAATCGCTCACCTAAAACCTTGCGTAAATGGATGGAACAAGGTAAGTTTCCACAATCACCTTACCGAATGCCAGATACTGTAGGTAAAAACGGAAAAACCTACGTTGGGAGAAGGCTATACAGTAAAGCGATGGTGGATGCCGTGGTAAAAATCTTTGCCTCGGCTGGACTGCTACACGCGGATAGAGTAGAATTATCTACGCACCGGAATCTTGCAGACAAGATAACCGAGGTGTGGAATGAAATCCGCACAACCGAAACTAACTAAGGAGAAATGCCAAATGGCTATTCAACAAACTGCCCCAGATGCCAATGCGTATGTGGCCGAAGAATCAATTGATGAGCGTCCTGCTCAATCAACCACTAAGTCCGCTTCTGATGATGTTGTTTTATCAGGATGGGATGCTGCTGAAAAACTAACTACTGCTATGGGAGATTTTCCTGTAGAGACCCGTTTGATTGAAAACGAATTTCAAGTTTTCAAGTTCTTGGACCAAGATGGTCCCTTTGCTATCTATAAGCAACACTTCCTTAATCAAAAGACTTCAGGAAAACGTTCATACGTTTCACTTGGAGCTAACGACCCATTGTGTGTAAAGCTTGGAAGTAAGCCAGAAAATAAGAGAGCATTTTCTGTTGTTAACTTTAGTGCTGAAGAAGGACCTCAGCGTCAAATGTTAATTGCAGGTTCTCGTTTGTATCAGGCTCTACATGCTGCTCACTTCTCACCTCAAGGACCTCTTACCAAGGGTTACTGGGCGATTTCTCGCACAGGAAAGATGGCTGCAACTGTTTACACCATCACTCCAATTAAAGAGCGTGACTTGGAAGAAGACTGGAAAATTAATCCAGAAACCGCTGCTGCGGTTGTTGAAAACACACAACCCTACACTGCTGACGCAATTCGTAAACCAACTTGGGAAGAGTTGGACGAAATTGCTAATTCACTTCTCTAAAAACTAAATCACTTTAACACTTAATAGCGGGGTAGAACGTGCTCTACCCCGCTATTAAAAAGGAACCCACAATATGAACATAATTACTACAACAGAAGCTTTATCAGAAATGGTTAGTCACTATCTAACTCAAGATGCTTTTGCTTTTGACGTGGAAACTGTGGGACCACAAAGAGGTTTAACTCCAGTAAATGAAGTTCTTTGGATTACTTTTGCAACGCATGGTCGTTGTGATGTTATTCCTATGGGACATCCAAATGGAGAGTTTATAGAAGAGGTGTTTCCTCTTACGGGACAAGGAGAGATTAGGAAACAGCAAGGTTTGGCGTTACGGCCTAGCGACTATTCAAGAGATAGTAAGAAGGCCACCAAAGTATTTGGACCAGCGCCAGACCAGCTGTTTCCTAACGAAGTATTTTCTGCTTTAGAGCCTCTGTTATTTGATACCAGCAAACTAACCATAGGTCACAATTTAATTTTTGATTTAACTTCTATTGCTAAGTACTACAAAGGTCGTATCCCAGAACCAGCTTACTTTGACACAATGGTTGCGTCTTTTATTGTAGACAACCGTAATAAAAACAAGTGTGGATTAGATGACTGTTTAAAGCGTGAGTTTAACTACGAGATGGTTAAAGGAGTAGGAAAAGAGGTAGAAAACTATTCTTTTGAAGAGGTTGCTAAATACGCTTATTTAGATGCTAAATACACATTTTTACTTTGGAAAACACTACAACCAAGATTAGAAGCCGCTGAACTAACTAAAGTGTTTTCTTTAGAGATGGACGTTCTTAGAGTTCTTTGCGACATGAAACTTACAGGTGCTGTAATTGACGTAGAAGCTTTGTCTTCTCTACATACATCGTTAGAAGCAGATTTAGAAAAAACTAAGGCTTCTATTTGGAAAGCTGCTGCTAGAGAATTTAACATTAACTCTAACCAAGAAAAACAACATATTTTGTATAGTTCTAAAGACGAGGGTGGTAGGGGTCTAAAGCCTAAGGTTTTAACTCCAAAGGGAGAAGACGCAGCTAAAGCAGGCAAGGAGTTATTAATAGAGCATTACTCGGTATCTGCTGAGGCTTTAGAACCATACAGAGACAAAGACGCATTAGTAACCGCGTTACTTGAGTACTCTGATTTAAACAAGCTTTTGACTACGTATGTAACCCCATACTTAGGTGGTGATGTAGTTCGTACGGTTTCAGGAAAGTCTAAGATAGAGCATAAAGAAAGCCTTTTAATAAACGGAAAGCTTCATTGTGACTTTATTCAACACGGGGCAGAGACGGGTCGGTTTTCTAGTCGAAACCCAAATTTACAAAACGTTCCAGCTCCTCACACTCCAAATGGAAAAGCCATTAGAAACTTGTTTGTTGCTCCAGAAGGCCACTCCCTAGTAGTCGCTGATTATTCTCAGATTGAACCTAGAGTTATTGCTTCGTTTAGTGAAGACCCAATTATGATGAAAAATTACCTAGAGGGCGGGGATATCTATACAACCGTTGGTGACACTATGGGGGTAGACAGAAAAGCAGGAAAGGTTTTAGTTCTTTCTATGGCTTACGGAGTAGGTCCCGACAAGATTGCTAAGTCTATAGGTTGTTCTGTGGCAGCAGCAAGAGACCTTCTTAATAAGTTTGCTGAAAGATTTAAGACTGTGGCAAGTTATAGGTCTAAAGTTTTAGGGGCTACTAGACGAGGCAGACCCCCTTACGTAACTACCATAACTGGTAGACGTAGGTATTTGCCAGAGATATTTTCTAAGGACCCAGGTGTTAGAGCTGGAGCAGAACGTCAAGCTTTTAATACTAGAATACAAGGAAGCGCCGCAGATATTATTAAAATAGCTATGGTGCGGGCTCATACAATGTTACCAAAACAGGCTAAGATTACGCTTACCGTCCACGACGAACTGGTTGTAACAACTCCAGATAACTTAGTAGACGAAACAGTTTCTAAACTAAGAGAGGCCATGGAGGGTATTCATGTGTTAAAAGTTCCATTGATTGCTGATATCACTGTAGCTAAAAGGTGGGGGGACGCTAAGTGAAGTTTCCATTTTTTAATAGGTTTTCTAATGACAAAGAGCCTGACTGGATAGTAACTAGAGATTCAGTTCCTCTATCTACATTGGCTAGATGGTATATATACGATATGGGTATTGAAGAGCCAAATAAATTTGGCGGTAAAGTGTTTAATTTAAATCCAATCAGTAATGAAGGTAAAGAAAAAGAAGAAGAAGATAGTGCTAACAGAATGAGTTTTGTTTATCCCATACTTCCTTTTTTAAGTGTTATGGCTGAATTAAACGCAAAAGCCATATCTGAAGTACAAAAAGCTGACATGATAAAACACGGTATGCCAGAGGACGAGGTAGATACTGGTCTTGTTGAAACAACACAATTTTATCAAAACATTAGTTTTGCTGCGTTAATCTCAAGTTACGCAGCAGCTGCTGAGTTGGGTTTAATTGATATATCTGGTACATTTACCGATATAGATGAAATGGATAACAAATGAGCGATTGGTGGTCAAAAAAATTAGGAACGAATACACCTACTCAAAGTACACCGTATATACCTCAAAATACTCCTCCTGTTGTACAACCCGCTCCACAGACACATACCCAATCTGGAAATCGTCTGCCAGAAAGCGCGATGAGCAGTTCAAGATGTCCACATTGTGGGAGTGGAAATTACGGCAAATCAAGCCCTGATACAAGAGCAAGATGTTATGACTGCGGTTATCCAATACAACAGTCAGGAACTGGAACCCCAGGAGTTAGGTTGCCAAGCACAGGTGCTGCTGAACCTACTAAACAAATAGACACATCCAACAACTTTAATCCAACAACTATTATTGGAAAGATTGAATAATGAGTTTTAATAAAGTACTAGCATTAATTAATAAAAAATATGGCGATGGAACAATTGTTGTTGCATCTGACGTATTGCCTAGTACAAGAGTTACTTCAGGCTCACTTGCTTTAGATGTAATCTTAGGTGGCGGTTGGCCTACAAATCAATGGCATGAAATTGTTGGTGAAGCAAGTAACGGAAAAACAGCATTAGCTCTTAAAACTATTGCTGCTAATCAAAAGAAAGACCCTAGTTTTACTGCAGTGTGGGTAGCAGCAGAACAATGGGTTCCTGAATACGCAGATATGTGCGGAGTAGACCTATCTAGAGTTCACGTTTTAACAACTAACGTAATGGAAGTTGCTTTAACTGCTGTTTTAGATTTAGTAGAAACAAAGGAAATAGATTGTGTGGTCATTGATTCGCTGGCAGCTTTGGTTCCTGCTGCTGAAGACGAAAAAGAACTTGAAGAGTTTACTGTCGGCCGTGCTGCGTCGTTAATGGCTAAGTTTTTTAGAAAAATGGAAAAAGCTGGTAGTCGCAGTCTTATTAATGAAGAGCGACCTTTTGTTGGGTTAATTATTAATCAATACCGTATGAAGATAGGTGTTACTTATGGAGACCCTCGCACTACCCCTGGAGGAGAGGCTAAGAACTACTTTTTCTTTACACGTGTAGAGGTTAAACGAGATGACTGGGTTGAAGTGGGAACTGGTCAAGAAAAACGTCGTATTGGCCAGACTATTAAATTTCAAACAAAAAAGAACAAGTCCGCCCCACCGTCTCAATCAGCTTTTGTAGATTTTTATTTTGCTGATGGTGGTGTAGTTCCTAAAGGTAACTATGATTTTGCTAAAGAAATTGTTGCTATTGGTTACTTATACAAAATAATTAAGAGAGCTGGGGCGTATTACAGATACGCTGGTCGTCAATGGCAAGGTGCAGATGCTTTGCTAGCTTCTTTAAGAGAAGAGATAGACTTAAAAGAAGAGTTAGAAAGAGAAGTTTTAGATATTGTCAGAAACAAAGGCACTTTAGGCGCAGACCCGACTGTTGAGCCTGATGAAGAGTGAAGGACAAAAACAGTCTCTTAAACACGAAAAACGATTAGCTAAAAAAATTGGAGGAGGCCGAAATGCTGGCTCCGGAGCTTTTTGGCAACGTAAAGGTGACGTCAGGTCTAAAGACCTTTTAATAGAGCATAAATGGACTGGTAAACAGTCTTTTACAATAAAAGCTGATGTTCTTGAAAAAATTATTACTGAGGCTATATTAGATAGCAGAACGCCCGTATTAGGTTTCAGTTTAAACAAAGAGAACTATGTAGTACTACTAGAGGATGATTTCCTGCAGATTCGAGATACTCTGCTAAACATGATAGACTTGGAGCGAGAACACACGGAAGAGGAGTAGCCCTAAATAAGGAGCATACTTCTTGCCTGCAGAACCCCAAGACGACTGGCGTCATAGCGCCAAGTGCCGTGGTATGGATACTGAACTTTGGTACCCTCCGCGTGATAAAGATTTATATAAAGAAATAGCAGACAAGTCAAAAGCAGTATGTTTTGGCAAAGATGGCAGACCACCATGCCCAGTACGAATTCAGTGTTTACTTGAAGCAGACAGAGTTGACGAACCCCACGGTATATGGGGAGGTCTTAGCCATCGTGAGCGCAACGCATTAAAAAGAAAAATAGAGAAAAAAGGAATGACGTTTAAAGAATGGGTCATTGCAGATAGCACAAAGAAGTAGTCTGTGGTAAGTTCATCCTCTAGGAGGAGAGATGATTTTAAGAACAGAAAAAAGTGCCGCTTTGGATAAATTTTTAAAAGCAGGCAAAACAAATAGCAGGGTGTTAGGAAAAGTAGAAAGACACATTCTTTCTACACCCCGTGATGCAAGTAGAAGAAGTGATTTGTTGCACCCCTCGGCTATGGTTAGTCCTACTTGGTGTCACAGAGCTTCTTACTTTCATTTACTTGGACATGAACCTGCTCCAAGACCTATAACTTTAAATCAACATATGATTTTTGCTGAAGGACATCGTATTCACGAAGTTTGGCAAGATGTTTTCAGAGACATGGGTACTTTGTACGGCATGTGGGAAATCGTGGAAACAGGTGCTACTTACTGGGGGTTTGCTTCTGACCACAATGACAAGTACACAGTAAAGTACAGAGAAGTTCCTTTAGATAATGAAGAGCTAATGATTACAGGCCACGCAGATGGGTGGCTTGTTGGTTTTGGTGAACCACTTTTATTGGAAGTAAAGTCTATTGGAATTGGAAGTATGAGGTATTACTCACCGGGACTTGTAAAAGCAGATTCTGATTTTGCTGCTGCTTGGAAAGCTATTGATACTCCGTTTGAATCTCATATTTCACAAGTTCAGTTATATTTAAAGTTGTTAGAGTTGTCTGACCATGAGGTTACTCCACAAGAAGCCGTAATCATTTACGAGTCAAAAGTTAATCAAGAAGTAAAAGAGTTTGTTGTAAGAAAAGACTCTTGGGGAATTAATCACATATTAGATGCCGCTAAAATGATTGTAGAAGCAGTAAAAACCAAGACTCCGCCAGACTGCAACAACGGTGGTAGGATGTTGTGTCAAGGATGTAAGGGGTATAAAGATGAGCAAAAGTAGTTTAATTGCAGATTCCGTCAGTAGTACCGCTTTAACTACACTTAAAGAACAAGGGTTTGTAGTTGACCTAGAAGTTGATTTAAGTAGGCCAACACTACCTAGTAATATAACTGAATTAGGTGACGAAGATTTAATGGAGTTATACACCAAATTTGTTGCATACTCAGACTTTATTAATACTCAGCTTTCTTGTGCAATTATTGATGAGAAAGAGTTAGAACGACGCATAGAGTTAGCAGAGGCTACTACTTTTTTAACGCTATCAACTGCCACCTCTAAGTTAACTACCGTACGGCCCCAGGTTGCTTCTGATGAGGACGTGGTTCAGTTAAAAGAAGAGCATATGCAAAAGTTTGCGTATAGAAAGCTTATTGAAACTATGGCTAACAATTACGATAGAGGAAGCTCTGTATGTAGCCGAGAGTTAACACGACGAACTTCTAACGATAACTTTAAGACCCGAGCAAAGAAATTTACAACATGACAACTCCCATTAAATTTTTTGATGGTGGCCTTACTAAAGAGGCTAAACGAATTTCTATAGGTATAGACCAGTCGTATACTGGGTTTGCGTTTACTGCTATGGATATGGATAGCGGTGAATGGATGACTACAGTTACAAAAGCTCCAGGAACTCACGTAGATAGGTTGTACTTTATTGGTAGGTCTTTAGAAGGAACTTTAAACGCTTTGTCTAAGAACGCAGAAGAAGTTGTGGTTGCTATGGAAGGGTACGCCTACGGTTCTCAAATGGCAAACATGGCTGGGGAACTTGGTGGACTAGTCAAGTTAACTTGTTTTATGAGTCTTGACAGTTTTCATGGAAAGTACCCATACATAATCCCACCTACAGTTCTTAAGAAATACGTTACTGGAAAAGGTAACGGTATACAAAAGAATCAGATACTGCTTCACGTATACAAAAAGTGGGGCGTAGAGTTTACCGATGACAACGCTGCTGACTCATATGCGCTCGCTCATTTAGCCGCTGGAAGACATGGTCTTTCTTACGAAAAAGATATCTACAACAACATACAAGACCCTAAATACAGAGAAAAGCCTTAAGCTTTAGGCATGAGCGACCAGCCTATTCCCATTAGCTCCTTAAAGCCTGACTACGAGGCAGCTATGGATATGCGTGGAACCCCAACACACGTCTGTGTTTGCGGGTCGACCCTTTGGAACATAAAAGCCATGTTTGAAGACTATGAGATTTCTATGTATTTTTTAGACATGGAATGCGCTTTATGCGGGTCTTTGGCCACCGCTCCCACCCTAGTAGATAGTCCAGGTTACACCCCTAATTCATAGTTAAATTGCCGTATATTATTTCCTACGGGAGTACTACTAGACGAATATAGAGGAACTACATGTCCGAAATACAAGAAGAGCAGGTATTACGCGTAGGAGCAGGCAGTAACCCACAATCCGTGGCCTCAGCTATTGCACATGCCGTATACGAAAACAATACTTGCAAGATTAGAGCCGTAGGCGCAGGCGCAGTAAATCAAGCTGTGAAAGCGATTGCTATTGCTCGAGGCTATACAGCTCCCAGAGGTATTGACCTAGCCTGTGTGCCAGGGTTTGCCTCAGTTGAAAGCAACGGTGACACTATCAGTGCTATCGTTTTTAGAATTAATGCAGTCAGTTAAGCCTTATTTTTCAAGAGTAAGGCCGTATTGTTGTATTACCAACTCTTAGGCCGAAGAGGTATAAAATGAAAGAACCAAAGAGCAAGTTTTCTACAATGGAGACCAGCGCTGCCCGCGGAGCACGAAATGCTTCTGCTGAAGGCACTTCTGGCAAGCTTGTTAAGAAGAAGGGCGCTCAAGCTGGCGACCCTTACGCACAAGCAAAACCTTCACGTAAGAATGTAAAAGCAGCTGGAGTACGTGCGTATGGCATTAGAACTGCAATGCCTACTTACAAAGACCCTGCTGCAGGAATGACACAAGCTAACGGCAGAGTATTTACTGCTGCGCTAAACCGTCAAGCCCCTAACTTTTCGTCAGGTGCATCAGACGCTTTAGCAAACTAACAACTTAATAGCGAAATAGGACCGCAGCCTAAAGGCTCGGTCCTATTTGCATTTTCTCGTTTTGTAACGCCAATAGTTGTCAAAGTGTGTTAGGCTAATGACACTCATGTAGTTAAGCATGAATGGGAGAGGCCTATGTTATCTGAAAAGATATTGAATATAGCTAAAGAAGGCTCTATAAACGGCTGTGTTGTAAAGGTGTGGTTGATTACTCAACCAAAAGAATTACAAGAGGCATTTGATTCGTTGGTTAAAAGTCCAAATGCAAATCTTTCCGTAGCTTATAGGTACATATGTGAAGAAAATAGCAATTTACCATTTAAAAGAACGTCTTTCGTAACCCATATTAGAGGGAGATGCACTTGTCCAGTGAGCTAGTAGAAAAATTAACTACACTTTTAGAAACTGAAGTCCCTGAAACAGCTTGGCTTTGGCCACCTATTCAACAGGCTTCACCTACAGTTATAAAACCAGCTGTGTATAAAGATAAAAAGTCTAGCAAAGGTCAATACAAGTTAGTTATGTTTGTACCAGACCCACAAATTGGATACAGAAAGTATGAAGACGGTACATTAGACCCGTTTCATGACGAGGCCGCAATTGACGTTCACTTTCAATTATTATCGTATTTAGAATCAAAATATGGTGTAGATGAAATTATTCATTTAGGGGATTTTTTAGATTTACCGACTATGGGTAAGTATGCCCAAGAAGAAATGTTTGCACACACAGTACAACCAGCTATAGATTACGGACATCAGTTGTTAGCTAAACAAAGAGCAACTTGTCCAAATGCAAAAATTGTTTTAATTGAGGGTAACCATGATTGTCGTATGAGTAAGTTTATTACTATGAACGCCATGGCATCTAAAGGTATTAAAAGAGCCATGCCAAGACCAGATTCTTGGCCTGTCATGTCTATTCCTTATTTACTCAGATTAGACGAATTAAAGGTCGAGTATATTGGCGCCTATCCAGCAGGAGAGTATTGGTTAAATAAAAGTCTACGAGCTATCCACGGAACCAGCGTTCGCTCTGGTGGTTCAACAGCCAGTGCGTATGTAAACAAGAATCCTCACATTTCTACAATTTTTGGACACGCACACAGACAGGAGATGCAATATAAAACTGTACATGACCAAGACGGTCCCATCAGAAGCGTTTCAGCAAGTCCAGGGTGTTTATGCCGTGTGGACGGAGCAGTCCCTTCTTATGGCAGTGGCCTTAGTGAGCAAGGCCGTCCAGTAAAGCATTGGGAAGATTGGCAACAGGGAGTCATGCTTGGCTGGATTAGGGAAGATGGCCATTTTATACTGCAGCCAATTAACATTTTAGATGGTTGGACAGTTCACGAAGGAAAAGAGTTTACCGCTAAGTAATGTTCTGATAGGCGTATTATGTATGTATGCCAGGTACCCATCAGAATATACAGAGTCTCGGAGCTTCGGGACTCTATGGAACTTACACTAATTACGGTGGCGGCGGTGTTCCTGTTGCTCGTTCTGAGCTCGACTATTTACGTATGGGTGTGGGTCGAGAACCTTCCGCAGAGTATCCAAATGGGTACCTAGGCACCATACGTTCACGACGTGATGACAGAGGTCTTGCTAACGGAACTTCTGACCGCGTCTTAGATAAGATGAAGCAACGTGTAGGACAACGTTCCTATCAACGTGGCGTGCACCGCGGAGAACGCATTGACCCATCAGATTATTATTACCCTTCTGGTTTAGACAGAGACCGCGGAATTAAAAGACAAATGGCTGCTGCTCGTCGTGGTGACCTTGTACCTAGAAACGCACCAGTATCTAAATTAGCACCTGCACCTCATTTAGTAAATGATGGTAAAGCAAACACAAAACATAATGCTCCTTACGAAGTAAACCAAAGACGCGTTGACCAAATTTCTAGACTAAAGCCTGGGTGGAATTAATGCCAAATACACCCGATGGGGTTTATGGAGAAAGGCCGTGGTCTACCAACAGACCTTGGTTAGCCGCTGGTAAAGCTGCGTACCCTCCGCAAGCATATATTGGTCCATTTGCTAGTAATCAAGAAAGACTAGTTACGCAATCTTTAGAAGTAGCCAATATGACTGGGGAAGAGATTCAAGAATATGTTCGTCCACCCCTACCTCAAGTAGAGCTATTTCCACCTAGATTTGGGTATAAGAACACGGAATACAGTATTGAGGATATCGTTGAGCTTACTAGCAGGACTTATGAAAGAACTGACTATGCTCAGCAGCCAAACACTACTGAGTCCACCAGTCGAAACACCCTAGGACAGGTATAAAATAGTATTATGGAAAATACAATTACGTATTTAGATGACCAAGGTGAAGGCATGCCCTACGTGCTCGACCCGGTAACCGGTAAAAGTTTATCTGTTTACAACGGGTCAGTTCCATGCGGAAGCTGTGGGTCATTATTAAACCCAGTTCAATCTTTATCATCCACCCTATGTCAACCATGTGGCCGTAAAAAAGCAGCTAAATCAGTTGCTAACAGAATGGCTTAAGAAAGGTAAACATGACAGTCAATAACTCACGTTCACAGAACGCAGATATGTTAGAAGGCGCAACAGACGGTAAGTACCGCAAGCGTCGTCCAAACACAACTGTAGCCCCAGGTATGGGCGACCAGATTGTTGTTCAAAACCGTGCAGGTTTAAATCCTTATATGAATTATGATTTTATTAATTCAGAGGCTCCTAACAAAGTAAACCCAGGAGCTTAATATGGCAAAGCCAGCCCGCGCTAATCAAAGAAATGCTGGAGAGCACATTCTTAATAGAAAGCCTTTCAAAGCATCTAACTTTTCAGGCGGTAGTTCTTCTACAGGGCTAGGTCGTTTGCCAGAAGATGAAGCAGCAAAGTTTAAAGAGCATAACCCTGAGTACGTAGTTAACTCGTACCAGACACCAATTGCTTGGTATTCTGAGAAAGCTGGATGGCACGTGCCAAGCACTAAATATAGCTCGTCTACATCTAAGCATCAAAACGTAGTTCGTCGTGCAGTCGAATTTGGCGAAGGTAAGGATGGAGCAACAAAGTGATTCCAAGTAAGAGTCAATTTAATTCTAGCAAAGAAGGCTTAGCCGTTTTAGGAAAGGCCGTTTCTGCAGCAAAAGAAAAAAATGAAGCAGCAAAGAATGACCCATGGGTAAACACTGGCAAAGATGTAGCAAACGATTATCGTGACCCAATGCCATCAGTTAAAGTAGTAAAGAAAGCAAAATAATGAAGCCAGTATCTGCACAATTTAAAAGAATTCAACTTCCTACTCAGAGCGAGCAAGAGGTACGCGCTGTAGTGGCTAAAGGAAATAAAGTTGCAAACGCAAAACGAGAGGCTTCTGATAGCGTTTTTGAACAAGATTTAAGAATGATTGCAAAAGAAGAAAAGGGTTCTAAAGTAGAGAACAATTTAAGAGTACGTGCTGCTGCTGACGACACTGGACCTCTACGCAACCTAACTGAACGTGAGCACGGATTTGTTCAACAGGCACAAAATCGTTTTGAAAGAAGCACTGGACCTGAAAAAGAGTCCCATCGTAAACAAATTGGAAAAGCGCTTCAAAAAGGCGTAATTGATAGTCGACGTGTAACTAGACTAGCTTGTCAAACCCCAGGTTGCGGTAGTTCTGTATCTATGGAATCCTCAAAGGGAGATGTAACCTGCCCTTCTTGTACAGCTTCTGGAGACAAGGCTGGAGCAACATATAAAGACCGCCCAGAAACCGTTATGAGTGGAGACCGTTCTGACGTGGGTACAAAACGTGGCCGCGCCTAAAAAACTACAAAACATCCCTGACAGACCAGAGTTTGAAGGTCGAGACGTCTATAAACATACAGTCGGAGACGACAAAGAAGCAACTTTAGCTAAGCTAAATAAACTTGGTGAGACTAATCCAAACGATTTAAGAATCCACGCTGGTGGATATTACTCAGTTTTAAAGAAATCTAAAAAAAATACGAAATAGTTAGTCCTATCTGATAGGCTACACGTTCTACGATTAGGAGCATTAAATGGTTTTAGACCTGTCTACTTTAAATGACGGTGGAGCTGAACAAGAACCCCATTTTAGGTTATTAGTTTGTCGTACCTGTAAAACCATTGATGAGCTGCCTTCAGCAGACCAAGACCCAAGCAACGTACTTTTAGAAATAACTGTAGAGCGTCACGGTGCAGACCATATAGGAGTTTTGTACAACGTACCAGCCGTTATCTGGATGTCTGAAAAGATGAGGCCACAGGTTATTGAACAGATACAAGGTGGTGGTTCGTCTGGATTAGACGCTTTTGGAACCCAATTTTATGCAACTAAGATGCAGTTTGCAGAAGATGCTATGGCTTGTTATGGACAACACAACAGACCAAAAGGCCAGTGCCCTGACTATAAGTCAGAAAAGAAAGTATTAAAACCAGGAACTGCTAAAGACAGAGCAGATGCTGGGTTGTCTTCTACTCCAACAGGTCCTAAGATATATCTGTGTGATTTTTGTCCAGTTAAATCGTTTAATATGACTAAGCACCACGAATCGAAGGGACTATACAAGTGACAGAAGACCAAAAAGTAGAAACTCCTACAACTGATAGTACAGATATGGTTCAACGTTCTGGAGTCACTGCGTTCTTATTAATTAAACTAGATAGCGGAGTATGGAAAGCTGTGACTGATTTAGCTACCCCCTTGGCCGTAGACCGTCAGGCTGTAGTTACAGACATTAAGCAAGGCTGTCAAGAGATTGGGGATGCGATACGCACTCAGGAGTTGGCATGGGCTGTTTCCCAGCATTTGAAGCAAACTGGGGGTGAGGATAGCCAGCGCGTAGGGGCCTCAGTGCGAGATGCTTTGGATAGACGCCAAATCTAAAATCTTGTAAACTGTAACGACAGGGGGTTCGCCATGTTCGTAGAAATGATTTGCACTTGTGGTGCATCATTGCAAATGGAACAAAATGAAAATGAAACTGCGTTATGGTTGTTATCTTCAAGATTTGTTGAAGCCCACACCGATTGCGGATTTGTTTCTGGAATAAATAAAGATAGACCAGAAGAAACAACTAGATATAATATAAACTTTAAACCAAGAGCTAAACGTTATCATGATGATGACCCAGACGAAGACGAGGACGATTAAACATGCTAGAACCTGCGGAGACCTCGTTTTTTAGCAGGCCTTCTGCGGGATTAGACCCTAGATTGTTTAGAAATGGGAAAGTAATCCCTAAGGTTAGAAATTCTATCCTTCAAATACTATTTAACCATGTGAACTCCCGTTTTACGGGCTCTGAGTCATGGATGCACGTCTGGTTGGCAGGGTCTGGTGTTTCATACCAATGGGCCGCCCACAGAGAGCCCGCAGACCTAGACTGCCTTGTTGGAGTGGACTTCATAGGATTCCGTCAGTCTAATGAAGACTACGCTAGATTTAGCAATAAAGAGATTTCCCAAATGTTCAATGAAGGTTTTAGGGAAGAAATTTATCCAGAAACCGCAAACTTCATGGGAGTGTTTGAACTAACTTTTTACGTAAACATTAAACCAAATATTTTAGATTTAAAGCCATACGCTGCGTATTCGTTAACCGATGATGCGTGGGTTGTTACTCCAAATACAGAGGAACTTGTAATGGACCCTTCATGGGAACAAAAAACGCAACGAGACAAAGACATGGCAATTGAAATCTTAAAACGATACGGTTCTGCCATGTCTAAATTAGAACAATCTTCCAACGAGTCTGCTAGAGTAAACGCCTCAAGAGAAAGAGATAACGCGTTGACTCAAGCTGTCGGTCTTTACGAAGATATACATTCTGGAAGAAAACATGCGTTTAGTGAATCTGGAAAAGGCTACGGTGATTGGTTTAATTACCGTTGGCAGTCTGGTAAACGGTCTGGTATTGTTCAAGGACTGCAGAAGTTAAAAGAATTAAAAGAATCGGATTTTAAAACTTTTTCTGAAAAAACATACGGCTCAGAGTTAGCAGACGCTAGCGTTCTTATTCGTAGGGCAGCTTCACAACGCATTAACCGCAGTTAAACGAAACAGAATTCGGAGCATAAACGGTGTCAATTATATTTTTTATCGACGGTGTTTTACGAACCGATACAAAAGTACCAATTTTTGAAGGTATTTCTGTTTACCGAGCCTTAAACAATGGAACTAAAGTTGTATTAGGTGTAGACGACGAAAAAGAAGCGTCTAGATGGTGCAAAGAACATAGGTTTACAGATTTAGACGGTTTTATTGATAATACTGGTTTAGAGAGTGTAGAGCCAGAAAAAAAGGATTTTGCTAAAGTTCAGAAACTTCAAGCACAAGGCCCTATATTTTTAGTGATTACCGCTGACCTAGAATTGGCTAAATTGTGTATAGAAAACGGAATAAGAGTGTTCCTGTTTTTACATCCTAAGTACTTAAGTCACAAGTTTAGACCAGATGGGCGTGAAGGACGACGTAGTTGGGAAGACATTCAAGGCGAGCTAGATAGACAGGTTCAGCTTATTGCCGAGGACCCACGTATATGAACATAGTTTATTTAGGTGCAGAGGTTCCTAGCAATAGAACTATTTTGACTGCAGCTGGAGTTAGCTGCATGGGAGTCAGCTTCTGGGGCCTTCAAAGACGTGGCATGCCTAAAACGATAAAATACGAGCTAAAAAATTATTTTCCAGACAACGTCAGGCTTTTTTTAAATGCTGGAATACCATTTAAACGAGATTTCCTTCAAGCTGAGTTAGCTGACTTTGCAGCTGATTACGAAGCGTTTGTAGCTGAGAACTTAGACAGGATTGAGGGGTTTACTGAGGTAGACCACCCACAGCTTACCCAGTTGTTCATAGACGAGCAGCGAGTTACCAGTTGGTCCGATGTGCCAGAGGAAAAGTTCTGGCCTGTATGGCACGGAGAAGACTTAGAAAGCCTTGCAGTTCGATATTTAAACGTAGCCCTGCCTGGAAATTTAATTGAAAATGAAACTAGTTTGTCTGCAAAGACCAGACGCCTTAATCAGATACATGGAACCACTTTCCATGCTTTGGCTAGCGCCAAGCCAGATAACCTGCGACAAGTCCCTGTAGAGACCGCTAGCACCCTTTCTTGGCTATCCCCCATGATGCGTGGCGAAACGATTGTTTGGGATGGAACAAAACTGCTTCGTTATCCTAAACGTATGAAAGAGCAGTCACGGCCTAGATACAAGTCCATATACGAGCGAGCTGGCCTAGATTTCGATAAGATACTAGCAGACGACGCAGTAGAAATATCAAAGCTTGCTGTTTGGTCTTACCAACAATACGAGGATTGGCATCGTCGATTAGGAGAGAACGTAGTAACTATGAGTGATGAACTAGTACCCCAACAAAATGCGGAAACACCCCCTGCTGAAGTTACTCCGAGGGGGGTTGGTATGCGGAAACTTGAACAACGTAAACCAGAAGAAATGGGTGTTTTACCCGTGCTTGGAGTAGAGGTTCAGAGAGTACTTGAACCCGATGATGATGGCAACATGGTTATTAAAGATGTCACCACATTAAGGTCCAATAGCACTAGTTTGCGGGTATGCGATACGTGCTTTGTTGCCGCTAACTGCCCTGCTTTTAAACCACAAAACACTTGTGCTTTTAACCTACCAGTAGAGGTTAAAACTAAAGAACAGTTGAAGTCTTTGATTAACGCTTTACTTGAAATGCAGGGCCAAAGAGTGGCTTTCGCTAAGTTTAGCGAAGATTTGAACGGCGGATACCCCGACCCAAACGTCGGACAAGAGATGGACAGATTCTTTAAAATGTTAAAAACTATTAAAGATTTGGACGACTCACGAGAGTTTATTCGTATGACTGTAGAGCGTCAAGGAGCTGGTGGAGTACTATCTGCTATCTTCGGAGACAGGGCTCAAACCCTTCGAGAATTACCAAATGAAGGATTAAACGAAAGCAAAACTAACGAGATTATTAAGCAGATTACGGACACAGACAAGGAGAACTCGTAGTAACTATGAACGACCAAAACAATATGGAACAGGGTAGTCCTAAAAACATACTAGATGAGGCAACTAGATTAGTTACTGGAGATAGAAATAATGCGTACGACCACCCCCTAGATAACTTCACTCGTATTGCAAAAATATGGTCAGCGATACTAGGACACGAAGTAACCTACAGACAAGTAGCACTTTGTATGGACGGCGTTAAACTTGCTAGAGAAGCTTATAAGTCTAAACAAGATAATCGTATTGATGGAGCTGGCTACTGGTTAGCTTTAGATATGGCTATAAACGAAGAAGAACGAAGAAGCACAACCAACTGAACCAGTTTTAGTTTTCCCAAAAAGGTAGACTAAGACACTCCCCCTAACTCACACACAGGGGTTTTGTATTTACAACACACATACGAGAATAGGAATTGATATGGCACTTTCTTTTAAACTAGCAAACGAGTTCGTAGACGGATACCGAGCAAAGCCAGTACCTTGGGGTTATAAAGATGCGGCAGGTAACTCGGTAGGAGAGGTAACTTTCCTTCGAACTTATTCTAGATTAAAAGAAGATGGAACCAAAGAGACTTGGGTTGATGTATGCGAGCGCATAGTCAACGGCATGTATTCCTTACAGAAGGACCACTGTAAGTCTAGCCGACTTCCTTGGAATGATTCAAAAGCACAAGCCTCTGCCAAAGAAGCCTTTGACCGATTGTTTAACTTTAAGTGGACACCCCCAGGCCGAGGTCTATGGATGATGGGCACACCAGTAGTTAACGAACAAAAGAACAGTGCAGCTTTGCAGAACTGTGCATTTGTGTCCACAAGTGAAATGACTAAACTAAACCCAGCAAAACCATTTGCGTTTTTAATGGAAGCTAGCATGCTTGGTGTAGGCGTGGGATTCGATAGCAAAGGTGCAGACAAAGAGTTCACTATTTACAAGCCTTTGCCTTCAGATGCTGAGACAGTGATTGCAGACACCAGAGAGGGTTGGGTAGATTCAGTAAGTCAGTTACTAAATTCGTATTTAAAACCTGAACAAGCAATGCCTAAATTCGATTATTCGCAAATTAGATTAGCTGGGGAACCTATTAAAACATTCGGAGGCACAGCCGCTGGGCCGGGGCCGCTGAAGAGACTTCACGAGTCTATTAATAAACTGTTTAATAATAGAGAAGGAAATACTTTAACCCGAATTGATATTGCTGATATAGGAAATTTAATAGGAGTTTGCGTTGTATCTGGCAATGTACGCCGCTCAGCCGAGCTCTTGCTTGGCAAGGTTGATGACGAGGACTTCTTAAATCTTAAGAACGCTGAAGTATTTCCAGAGCGTAATTCGTATGACCCTAACAATCCAGGCTGGGCTTGGATGTCTAATAACTCTGTAGAGGTTGGTGTCGGCGATGACTTGTCTAAAATTGTTGACGGCATTAGATTAAACGGAGAGCCTGGGGTTATTTGGATGGACGTAACCCGCAAGTATGGTCGTCTAATTGACCCGCCTAACAACAAAGACTGGCGAGCCGCTGGTTACAACCCTTGTGCCGAACAATCTTTAGAGTCATTTGAATGTTGCACATTAGTAGAAACTTATCTAAACAGACACGACAGTCTTGAGGATTTTAAGAGAACTCTTAAGTTTGCTTATCTATACGCCAAGACTGTTACGCTTCTTCCAACCCATTGGGAAGAAACTAATGCAATCATGCAACGCAATCGTCGTATCGGAACCTCTATCTCTGGTATTGCTAACTTTGCTGACATAAAAGGTGTGCCTGTCCTTCGTGAATGGATGGACACAGGCTATTCAGTTATTCAAGGGTATGACAAGCTTTACTCAGAGTGGCTTGGTATCCGTGAATCAATTAAGATGACAACAGTAAAGCCTTCGGGAACTGTCTCAATCTTGGCTGGAGAATCTCCAGGAGTTCACTGGACTCCAGGCGGTCAATACTTCCTAAGAGCAATCAGGTTTAGTAACGAAGACCCAATGCTTCCCCTATTCACTATGGCTAACTATACAGTTGAGCCAGCAAGTGAATCACCAACCACTACATCTGTTGTGTTCTTTCCAGTTGAGTCTATGGCTAAGAGGTCTGAAAAAGATGTAACTATCTTTGAGAAGATGTCATTGGCTTCTATGGCTCAACGCCATTGGAGCGATAACTCAGTTTCAGTTACAGTTTCGTTCAATCAAGAGACTGAGGGAGAGCATGTAGGAACTGTCCTGCACATGTTCGATGGTCAGCTGAAGACAGTCTCCTTCCTTCCTATGGGAAATACTATTTACCCACAAATGCCTTATACTCAAATAACAAAACAGGATTATGAGGACTATGTATTTAAGTTAATGCCAATTGATTTTGCGGGCGTCTACGCTGGCCTGGCCG